GGCGTTGACGGCCACCGCGACGAAGTAGCTGACGCCCCTCGAGAGGGTGACCCCGCCGGCCACCGCGGCCGCGCCCCACGTGCCGGCCGCCGTCGTGATCGCGAGCTCGCTCGTCAGCCGCGCGAGGTCCGAGTAGCGGTAGAGCGCGACCCGGTAGACGCTCGTGGTCGCGCCTATCCCATACCACCGGATGTTGTTCACGACGAGGTCCGCGCGCGGGATGAAGAGCGAGCACCGCGCGGTGGACGTCCCGATGTTCGTCGGCGTCGCGGCCGCCGATCCGGTCGTCTGGCAGAGCAGCATCTGCAGGCCCGGGTCGCCGTCGTTCATGCAGCCCATGACCTTCCCGGCCCACGGCCCGCCGATCCTGCTGGCGAGGCTCCCGACCGTGGCCTTCTTGGTCTCGGGCGACCCGCCCACCCCGTCGACGATCGGGACCAGGTCCGCGTCGTCGAGGTCGGAGAAGGCGGCCGCCGTCAGGTCGGTGATCTTAGCCATTGGGGTCGGTGAGCGTGAACGCGGTGATGGTCACCTGCTGGCCGACCGCGAGGACGACGTTGTCGAGCTGCAGGTCGCCGCTGCCCTGGCCGACCGAGCCCTGCAGCTTGCACACCGCGCCCGAGGTCTTCAGCCGGAAGTGGGCCGCCGTGCCGGCCGCGTCCGCCGCGGTGTCCTGCCACGTGCCGCTCTTCGCCTTGGAGCCGGCCGACGCGGCCGCCATCCAGTCGCTCGGGAGCGTCATGCTCGCGAGCAGCGTCCCGGAGTCCGCCGCCGCGCAGTTCGCCGGCTGCGCGCCCGTCCTGATTTCCAGAATCGCCGACGCCCCGAGGTCCGTCTCGATCGCGTCGAGCCTTGCGTTGCGCGTCGAGTCCGCGAGTTGAATCGCCATGTCCTACAGCTCCTTGCCGATCTCGGCCGCGACGTGGTTCGCGACCCTCTGCCCCTGCCCCTTGAAGAACCGCTTCATCGCGGCCCTCAGCACCGCCATGCTCCTCCGCTGCGAGGACGTCAGGCTCTGCGCCTTGGCCCTGTGGAGTCGCAACGCCTTCTCCGCCTTCTCGATCTCCGGCTTGTCCTCGGGCTCGACGCCCTGGCTCTGCGTCAGCGCCGTCTCGTGCTCGCGCTGCGCCTCGGCGTCGGCCGCCTGCTGGGCCCTCGCGGCCAACTCCCGCGGCACGTCCGCCTCGGGGTCGTCGTAGGCGTCGTAGCCGACCGCCTCGCGCGCCTCGTTCAGCGAGATGAACGTGCTCTTCTGCACCCGGTCCCAGACCTTGGCCGCGTCCTCGGCGAGCGCGTCGATCTGGTCGCGGTCGTAGTCCAGGATGAGCCGGTCGCTGTAGAGCGGGCACAGCCTGGCGTTGTATTCGTCGCGGATGCCGTCCAGGATCGGGAGGATGGCCTCCATCCAGGCAGCCTTGCGCGCCTCGGGCACCGAGTTGTATGTCTTGGCGTCGCTGTCGCCGGCCAGCTCGGGCGGCCAGTTGAACGCGGCGCAGATCTCGCGCTTGCTCAGGGCCTTGCCCTCGAGCCAGTCCAGCTCGATGGGCGAGAAGCTGAACTGCTTCCAGTCCAGCCCGCCCTCGAGGAAGATCGGCAGCCCGGCGGCGTCGGACCCGGTGTAGGACCCGAGGATCTCCTCCTTCAGGCGGGTGTAGGCGTCCTCGCCCACGACCGTCGGCGCGATGAGCGCGCCCGAGGGCCGCGCCTGGTTCTTGATGAGCGACAGGTTCCAGTCAGCCGACTCGTTGTCCGTCTGCCACGCGCGCACGGCCGCCTGCAGCGGGCTCATGCCGTAGAAGTCGTCGGTCGGGTGGAACGTCTTGCGGTGGATGACGCTCGCCGGGGCGAAGGTCATCGGCTGCGACGCGCCGGCCTTGTATTCGTATCCGCCGACCAGCTCGCCCTGCTTCGTCCCCGGTAGCACGCGCGTGCGGTCGGGGCGCAGGGTCCACAGCTCGAGGGGCGGGGCGCCCTTCGCGCCCGGGGCGACGAACTCCTCGTAGGCGTTGCCCGAGAGGAGCAGCTGCGAGATCAGGGTCTGCAGGTAGGCGGCCTTGGCCTGCCAGGGGTTCGGGCGCTCCAGCAGCTGGAGCATCGGCACGTCCTCGACCTCCGTCAGCTCGAGGGCCTTGCGCACGTGGTGCGCGTTCCTGCCCCGGTAGAGGAAGGTCTGGTTCGCCGTGGACTTGGTCATCAGCCGCCGGCTCTTGCCGGGGTTGGCGGTCGCGCGGCTCTTCTCGTAGGCGACCCAGGGGACCGAGCTCCCGTTCTTGGCGATGGCGCTCACGATCGCGTAGACCGTGACGTTGCGCTGGTAGGTCTCCCTCGACAGCTTCTCGTAGTTGGGGTGGTCGATCGGGCCCGGGTGCGCGAGCGCGGACAGGATGACCCGCGTCGCGGCGCTGGCCTTGCGCCCCGTGGCGGCGGAGGCGAGCGCGCGCGTGATTGATTCCCTGATGGTCATTTCTTGTCCTCGATCATGAGCCGCATCTCGGGGCCGTCGTCGCCCCCGGCGTCCTCGTCGAACGCGATTTGGATCGCGCCCAGCTTTTCCATCCCGACGAACACTTCCATCCGCACCCGGTGCCGGCCGGCGACCTTCATGGTCTCCTTGTAGGCCCGGCCGCTCGGCGTTCGATTGTCCATGTGCTCGGGGTCAGTCCAAGGAGTAGCCATCCCTCGCCTCCGGGAACCCGCCCGGCAGGTCCTTGGTCTCGAAGCCCCCGCACGGCTCGCCCGGCGCGCGGCACGCGGGGCAGTCCGAGGGGTTCTGCCTCGCCGGATCGGGCCTGAAGGTCCCCAGGCACGCGGGGCACCGCAGGTTGCGCTCCGACCGCATCTTGTTGAAGCCCATGTTCACGGCCATCAGTGGATCCTCCCTCCGCCGTCGTCGGGCACGCTCTCGAGCATGACGCTCTGCATGCACGCGCGGACGATCTCCGCGTTCTGCAGCAGGTGGTCCTTGTCCGACTGCGCGAGCGTGGACCGCGCGCTCCTGCCCGCGAGCCTCAGCGCCGCGGTCAGCATCTCGGGGATCGTGATGCCGTCGACCGCCATCATCGCGTCGGTCATCCGGCCGATCGCCTTCTCGATCCTGGCCTCGCGCGCCCGGTCCTCGGTGAGCCGCCTCACGCGACCACCCGCTTGACGTTGCCGCTCCTGCGGTATGCCAGCTCGAGGGAGCCCTGCAGCACGACCACCTGCTCGTCGGCCTTGTTCATCTTCGCCCAGGCCACGCACTTGTCGCCCTGGAGCCTGGACCTCGCGCCGCGGAAGGACACGGTCGCGCCCCTCTCGTGGACGAACACCAGGATCGGGGCGATCGCGTCACCGGGGATCGTGTGCTTGCCCTTGGCGTTCAGCGTCACTCTCACGTCTTCGCCGCTCATGCTCCCTCACCCTCTCCTCGTGGTGCTCGACCGCGGCCGCGCAGTGGTCCGCGTTCCTGAAGTCGAGGACGTCCAGGGCGCGGCAGGCGATCCGCCCCGTCCTGGACCCGCGCTCCCTGGCGTATCCGGCCCTCGCCGACATGGCCATGTCCGGGTCGCCGCCCGCCAGCGCGTTCAGGAACTGGTTCGCGCCCATGGCCGCGCCAAGCAGCCAGCGCCACAGCGCCCGCCTCACTTGAACCTCCGCACCCTGACCTCGGGGTCCGGCTGCACCAGCAGCTCGGTCAGCGCCCACACGAGCGCGTCCATCCTGTCCGGGGACTCGTCCGACTCGTGGCCGGGGTCAGGCACCCAGGTGCACATCTGGTCCTCCAGCTCCGCGAAGGTCCCGACGTGGTGCACCAGGTTCTGCTCGTAGAGCATGGCCACGGGCTCGGCCCGCTTGCGCTTCCCCTTCGTGGCCCGCACCATCTTGTATGGCAGCTGGTGCATGGCCGGCTTCCCGGTGCGCGGGTCCTCGGTGGTCCGCAGCGTGTGCTCGATGAGGTCCCCGCCGTTGTTCACCTCGCCGACGATCAGGTCGGCCTTGAAGGTCCGCCACGCCGCGAGGACGACGGGGGCCGCGTCCTTGAGGCCTCCCTCGTAGCTCAGGTCCGCCACGACATACGCGTGCTGCGGCTGGCCCCTCGGTATCCCCACGACCACGATCCCCGTCTCGTCGCTCTCCTCGGTCGTCGTGACCGATGGGTCGACCGCGACCACCAGGCGCGCCCAGCCGTCCGTCGGCGGGGTCACGGCCCTGGACCGGTCGATCAGCGACCGCTTCCACAGCGCGCCCTTGCTCTCGTCCAGCACCAGGGCGTAGAGCTCCTGCTGCCCGAGGGTGGTCCCCTCGTATTTGCGCAGCAGCCTGGCGAAGAACTTGGGGTCCATGTTCGCGCGGTTCGCGAACGTGCTCCCCCTGGTCGTCACCGTCCCGGGCTCGGCCATCAGCTCCCTGAGGAGCGCCATCGGCCGCGGGGTCGTGGTCCACACCCGCTGCGTGTTCGAGCCCAGGCGGACGGAGAAGTCGATCTGCTCCTTGACCTCCTTGGCGAACCGCATCTTGCACCACTCGTCCACCCAGGCCTTGTGGAACTGGGGGCCGCGCAGGTCGTCCGGGACCTCGCCCGAGTAGCCGTAGGCGCGGGAACCGTTCGGGAAGACGAGCTGCGCCGTCGAGCTGTTGTATTCCGGGCGCCAGCTCCCCGGGCTGCAGGCCATGATGCCGGACTCGCCCTCGATCATGACGTCGCGCACGTCCTTGGGGACGCGCCCCACCAGGGCGACGCGGCAGCCCGGCTGCTCCCTGGCCCACTTGATGACCTGCTCGGCGCCGGTCCGCGTCTTGCCGAACCCGCGGCCGGCCAGGAGCAGCCAGTCGTCCCAGCCCCCGTCCTTGGCGGGCTCGAGCTGGTCGGGCCTGGCCCACAGGGGCCAGCAGTAGCTCACGGCCTCCAGGTCGCTCGGCCTGGCGTCCCGCAGGAACGCCGCGAAGGCCGCGGCGTCCGCGCGCCTGGCCTCGAGCATCCTGTCGCGGACCTCCCCCAGCCTGGCGACCTCCTCGGGGACGCTCGTCACTTCTCCGCCTCGACGGTCTCCTCGTCCCTGGCCTTGAGCATGCGCTCCAGCTGCCCGCTCAGCCTGTCGACCACCGGGGCGATCGTGATGGGCCCGCCGCCGGGGCCGCTCAGCTCGGTCTTGCGGCGCTCCGCGTATTTCTCCGGGGCGAGGGCCTTGAGGCGGAACTGCGCGAGCTGCGCGTCGAACATCCGCTTGTAGCCCACGATCCCGGTGAAGCGGTGCACGACCTCCTTGACCACGGCCCCCTTCTCGTCTCCGGCGACCTCGCGCTCCTCGATCTCCGGGCGCCCGAGGGCGCCGAACACCGGCTCGAGGTATCCGAGGAACGCCCGCACGTCGACGCTCTCCTCCAGGCGCTCGACGAGCGCCTCCTGCACGATGGACTCGAGCGCGGAGAACGCCTGGCCGTAGGACTCGTGCCTGCGCCACAGGGGCGGGTTCTGGTTCGTGACGCCTGCGAACACGCAGGCCTTGTTCTTGTATCCGGTCCTCGCGAAGGCCTTGAGGTATCGCCGCATCGTGGGCAGCAGCTCGGCCTCGTCGACCGCGGCGTCGACCGCGAGGCACTGGTCCTCGGGGAGCCCGACGTGTGTGCTCGGATCCTCGAGCCTGGCGATCGGCCTGCCCTCCGCGCGCGCGAGGTCCTGGCTGCTCTGCCCTGGGATGCGGAGGTCCGAGGCGTCCTGCTTCGTCGACATGCAGGAGCTATAGTGTCGACTATTACTGGCGCTGTAAAATGAGAAAAGGCCAGCGTTTTCAGCCCGGCAACGAGCCAAAGCGCTGCAAAGGAAGGACTTGGGTATAAGCGTTGCCGGGCGTGCCGGGCGTTGCCGGGCCCCGGGCTGGCAACGATTGATCGTTGACGCGAAAGGACTTAGGCCTCCGTTGCCGGGCAAGGCCCTGTGTTCTAAGAAGAAGAAGAAGAAGAAAAAATTATATAATAGGGATACATATCATAAGGGGTTCCAGGGGGCGGTCGGCAACGCCCTCGGACCGGGGCAAACCCCTTGCGGCCCAGCTGCTTAGGCGTTGCCGGGCCTCCGGCCTCGCCCCCGGCACGCGGCAACGAGGTTCCGGGGTCGAGCGACCTAGTTCCGGCCCCCGCGCTCCGCCTCCCGGGCCTCGTCCCCGCGCTCGAGGAGCCTCCTCGCGGTCAGCGAGAGGCTGGTCCCGTCCCTGGCCGCCCACTTCCGGAGCAGCTCGAGGGTCGGCGCGTCGACGAAGATCGTGATCGCCGGCACGTTCACTCGCCCACGATCTCGAGCAGCTCGAAGCTGTGGTATCCGTCCTTCCGCGCCGACACGGACAGGACCGAGGCCTCCGAGGCCATCCGCACGACGAAGGACCCGCGCCCCTGGGCCCGGGCGGCGAGCGCCGACTCCGCGCGCCGGAGGTGCGCCTCCGCCTCGTTCCGGGCCGCGTGCGCCCGGCCCAGCGCCTCCGCCTTCGCGTCGAGGTCGCGCTTG